ATGTGTCAGCAATCATTTTTACCTTTTGTAAAAGAGATGTGGTCTGCTTTTATAGAGGGACATCATCATAAAATAATGGCAGATGCTTTTGAAAGAGTGGCAAATGGTTCTCTAAAGAGATTAATTGTTAATATGCCTCCTAGACACACTAAGTCAGAGTTTGCTAGTTATTTATTTCCTGCATGGTACTTGGGTATGTATCCAGAGAGAAAGATAATACAGACTGCACATACAGCAGAGTTGGCTGTTGGCTTCGGACGTAAAGTCCGAAACCTGGTAGGCTCTCCCGACTATCAGTCTGTTTTCAATACAAAACTGTCTACTGACTCAAAAGCTGCTGGACGCTGGAACACTAACAAAGGTGGCGACTACTTCGCTATCGGTGTTGGTGGTGCAGTCACTGGTAAAGGTGCTGATGTTTTAATTATTGATGATCCACATTCCGAACAAGAAGCAATGCAGGGTTCTCCTGCTGTGTACGATAAAGTTTACGAGTGGTATAGCTCAGGTCCGAGACAACGTCTACAACCAGGTGGGTCAATAGTTTTAGTTATGACACGCTGGTCTAAAAGAGACCTTACAGGACAGATACTTCACAACACTGTAGTGAAAGAAACTGATGAATGGGAAGTAATAGAACTGCCTGCACTGATGCCCTCTGGAAAACCTTTGTGGCAACAGTTTTGGAAACTTGAAGAATTACAGGCAATCAGGGATGAAATACCTGTTTCCAAATGGGAGGCACAATATCAACAAAACCCAACCTCCGAAGAGGGGGCAATAGTAAAACGTGATATGTGGCAAATATGGGAAAAGGACTCTCCCCCAGCCTGCGACTATGTTATTCAAAGTTGGGATACTGCATTTGAAAAACATAATCGTGCAGACTACTCAGCCTGTACAACATGGGGCATATTCTACAAACCAAACGCAGACGGAGAAGAAATAGCCAATGTGATTCTTCTTGATGCTTTTAAAGACAGAATGGAGTTTCCCAGATTGAAACAAACTGCTTATGAGTTTTACGAGCAATGGCAACCAGATACCTTGCTTGTAGAGAAAAAAGCAGCAGGCGCACCTTTGATTTACGAACTTAGAAAAACAGGAATTCCTATATCAGAATATACACCATCCAAAGGTTCTGATAAGATAGCCCGTATAAACGCTGTTTCTGATTTATTTCACTCTGGACTTGTCTGGTGTCCAGAAAAAAGATGGGCAGAAGAGGTTATGGAAGAAGTTGCGTCTTTTCCTAATGGAGACCATGATGATTTGGTGGATTCAACCAGTCAGGCACTGCTACGTTTCCGTCAGGGAGGATTTATAAAAATTCCAACTGACGAGGCAGAAACTCAATTTTATCAAAGAAAAGCGAAATATTACTGATGAGTATCGAAAAACCACTAGAACCTTTAGTCCCAGCAGAAATGGAAGTAGAAATAGAAATCGATCCCAGCGAGGGAGAGGTTGAAGTCGAGGTAGAAATCAAACCTGTTACCTTTGAACAAAATCTTGCTGAAGAAATGGAGCGAGCAGACCTAGATGAACTGTCTGATACAGTCCTTGCAAACATACGCATAGACATAGACTCCAGAAAAGAGTGGGAGAGAACCTATGCACAAGGCATAAAGCTCTTGGGTTTGAAAATAGAGGAGCGAACAGAACCTTGGGATGGAGCTTGTGGTGTATTTCACCCTGTATTATCCGAAGCAGTGGTTAAATTTCAGTCAGAAACCATACTTACCACCTTTCCAGCCAGCGGTCCTGTCAAGACACAGGTAATAGGCAAGCCTTCCAGACAAAAACAGGAGGCAGCAAATCGTGTTCAAGAAGATATGAACTATGAATTGACAGAAAAAATGACAGAATACCGAAGTGAACACGAAAGATTGCTTTGGTCATTACCAATTACTGGTTCAGCTTTCAAAAAAATCTATTTTGACCCCAGTTTAAACAGGCAGGTGGCTAATTTTGTGCCTGCTGAAGACATTATTGTCCCATACGGAGCATCTGATCTGGATTCTGCACCCAGAATCACTCACCGCATGAGAAAAACAGAAAATGAATTAAGAAAACTCATATCTATGGGCTTTTATATGGATATAGACCTGCCAGATCCAGAAAATATGAGAACAGAAATAGAAAAAAGCAAGAACGAAGAGTCAGGATACTCTGCTGTGCAGGATGATAGGTTCACATTGTTTGAATGTCACTGTGAACTGGATCTTGCAGGACATGAAGATACAAAAGATGGCAAAAAAACACAAATTGCACTGCCCTATGTGGTCACAATGTTATCCACAGGCGAGGTTTTGGCGGTTAAACGCAATTATCTAGAGGATGACGCTCTGAAAAAGAAGCGAATGCACTTTGTTCACTATCCATACATACCTGGTTTTGGTTTTTATGGGTTTGGACTAATACATTTGGTAGGAGGTTTTGCAGAATCAGCCACTTCTTTGTTAAGACAATTGGTAGATGCAGGCACGTTGTCCAATTTGCCAGGTGGTTTTAAATCTAAAGACTTGCGTGTCAAAGGAGACGACACCCCTATAGCACCAGGTGAATTTAGAGATGTAGATGTTACAGGCATGACAATCAAAGATTCCATTGTCCCTTTACCATACAAAGAGCCATCAGGCACTTTGTTTCAATTACTAAATCAAATAATCGAAGAGGGCAGAAGATTTGCCTCTGTTGCTGATCTAAAAGTCGCAGATATGTCTGGGCAGACTCCAGTCGGCACAACTCTAGCAATATTAGAGAGAAACTTAAAAGTTATGACAGCAGTTCAAGCACGAGTGCATTACGCCATGCGTCAGGAGTTTAAACTGCTTGCAACAATAGTCAGGGATTATACGCACTCTGATTATAAATATCAGGCTCAGGGAGAAAATGCTGTTAGAGCAGATGACTATAATCAGGTAGAAGTTATCCCAGTTTCTGATCCAAATGCCTCCACTATGGCACAAAAAGTAGTGCAGTACCAAGCCGCTTTGCAACTAGCTCAAGGCGCACCAGATATATATGATCTGCCTTTATTACACCGACAGATGTTGGAAGTTCTGGGAATCAGAGAGGTGCAGAAAATTGTGCCACTTGAAGATGAATTCAAGCCTACAGACCCAGTAACAGAAAACATGAACTTGCTAAAGAGCAAGCCAGTAAAAGCATTTTCTTATCAAGACCACGAAGCCCATATCAAAACTCACATGAATATGGCAAACGATCCAAAAATAAAAGCGATAGTCGGACAAAGTCCAAACGCTGGTGCAATACAGGCGGCAGTTTTAGCCCACGTTGCAGAGCATATTGCTTTCCAATATAAAGTCGAAATTGAAAAAATGATGGGTGTTCCTCTACCTTCTGATGATGAAAAGATTACAGAAGAGGTAGAAGTCCAGTTGTCGAAGGTTGTTTCTCTTGCCTCAGATAAATTACTGCAAAAAGATCAGGCAGAGGCACAACAACAACAGGCACAACAACAGGCAGAAGATCCAATCATACAAATGCAAAAAGCAGAGCTTGAGTTAAAACAGGCTAAATTCCAGCACGATAAAGCTATGGATGAAGCTGAATTAAATCTTAAATCCCAAGAAATGGAAGCTAAAGATGATAGGGAGAATAAGAGAATCGATACTCAGGCAGAGATCGAGGGGGCTAAGATTGCCCTCGATAGCATAGAGGCACAGCAAGAGCTTGATGCAAAGAAGGAAGAACGTGAAGAAAAAGACTTTAAAGAGGGAGTAAAGATTGGACTTGAAAGAGTTAATACTGAAACAGATTAGCGAAGACCAAGCAGGAATCATAGAATCTTTAGCATTCAACCCAGTTAAAAACATGGACGAATACAACAGATTGGTGGGAGAAATAAAAGGTCTTCAACGTGTAATTAAATTTTTGGAGGATTTGCCTGATGAGTGAAGTTAAAATGCCTGAGCCTAAAGGGTTCAAAATATTAATCGCTATACCTGAGATGGATGAAAAGTTTGAAAATTCTGACATTGTCCGACCTGATAACTTAAAAAAGAGGGAAGAGGTCGCATCAATAATCGGCATGGTCATAAAACTTGGAAGTCAGGCATACAAAGATAAAGACAGGTTTCCTGATGGTGCTTATTGCAAAGAAGGGGATTTTGTCATTATGAGGTCGTATTCTGGGACACGTTTTAAGATTACTACCGAAAAAGGTGAGCAGGAGTTTCGTTTAATCAATGATGATATGGTGGAGGCGGTTGTTAATGATCCACGAATCATTGCCAGAGCTTAGGAGCTAAAATGGAAGAGGAAAAGAAAGTTAACTATGAGTTGGAAGAGGATGCTTCAACAGAGGAGTCTAAAGTTGAGATAGTAGATGATACACCAGAAGAGGACAGAAACAAAAAACATCTTGGAGATGTTGAAGTCCCAGAAGATGAGATTGAACAGTATGGTGCAAATGTTCAAAAACGCATCAATCAGTTAAAACGTGCCTATCACGATGAGCGAAGAGAAAAAGAGCGTTTTCTTAGAGAACAACGTGAGGCAATGAATTACGCACAATCTGTTCAAGAGCAGAACAAGAAACTTCAAGAACAGTTGAAAAATGGCGAAAATGTTTTGGTTGAAAGCCAAAAAGAAAGAGTAGATGCCAGAATCGCAAAAGCAGAAAAAGATTACAAAGATGCGTATGAGGCAGGTGATTCAGAAAAAATGGTAGCTGCTCAAAAAGATATTGCTAAATATGCTGTTCAACAAAGGGAAGTCGAAAATTATAGACCTGTTTATCAGACCCCTTTACAACAAGAAGAAATTCCTGTACAACAACAAGTAATACCAGATGAACGCACTAAACAATGGGTAGAAGAAAATCGTTGGTTTGAGACCGACGCAGTTATGAGAGGTGCGGCATTTGGAGTTCACGATCAATTGGTCGCCAAAGGTGTTCAAGCAGGGACGGAAGAATATTTCAAACAGATTGATTCTGTAATGCGAGAGAGCTTCCCAGAAAAATTCGGGTCTAAGAAGCCTGCAAACGTTGTTGCACCAGCCTCAAGATCATCTGGTTCAGCAAAAATAAAACTTTCTAAAACTCAGGTCAGCATAGCGAAGCGACTTGGAGTTCCCCTTGAAAAATATGCAGAACACGTTATGAAGGAGCAAACCAATGGTTGATCGCAAAAACCGAGATACAGAAGTTCGTGATACTAAAACACGCACAGAGACAAACAGATACACAGACCCTAATGTCTTGCCACAGCCTAACCCAAGACCAGGATTAACTCACAAATATGTGAGATTTGAAATCTTAGGACAAAGGGATGAGCGTAACATGATGGCTCATATGCAACAGGGTTGGAAAGTCTGCCAAGTAGAGGATTATCCTGAGATTCCTATTTATGGGAAAGATAAGGGTAATTATGAAATAGGTGGGTTGATGCTTATGAAGCAGTCTACTGAATACAAGAAGTCTAGGGATGAGTTTCATGCTAATAAAACTTCTCAACAGTCGGCAGCCGTAGACAACAACCTTATGAGACAAAATGATCCTAGAATGCCCATGTTTAGTGAAAGAAAATCCACTACAACAAGGGGAAGACAGGGTTAATATTTGGAGATTAATTTATCATGGCTTATCCTACAGTTGATGCCCCTTTTGGGTTGAGACCAACAAATTTGATAGGAGGCATTCCTTTTTCTGGTTCGACTAGGCAATTACCTATTCAATACGACTACAGAACAGACATCTTCAATGGAGATTTTGTAAAGTTAGTGAGAGGGTGTGTCGAGAGACAATCAGTTACAAATGATGCTGACGACTCAGGTTTGATTGGTATTTTCTTGGGGTGTTCTTACACAGACCCAAACACCAAGCAAAAAACGTTTAGCCAATATTATCCATCAGCAACAAAAGCTGGTGATATAAAGGCTTACGTTTCTGACGATCCTGATGTGGTTTACAAAGCGGTTGTATGTTCTACTGGAACAACAGTTGCTTCTGGTAATAACGCATTGGTCGGACAAAATCAAAGAATGTTGAACAACACTGGAAGTACCAATACAGGTAATTCTGCAAACGCTGTTCATCTTGGTACAACTTTAACAACAGCAGCTTTCCCAGTGAGGATTGTTGGCGT